GGATCGCGACCCGGTGGAAGTTATTCACGCCACCGAACTGAGACCGCCACCGCGATCGGATCGTCGACGCCTCCTCCTGGGAGGTCAGCCGCCGCTTTACTTTGAGGAGACCGGACGGGACGCCCGCGTTCGCGAAATAGACCTTGGCGAAGTCGGTCATGTTCAGATCAAGGTTGACGGTGCGGGCCGCGACCTGGAGAGGGCTGAGACCGTAGATGTCGCCGGCGGGATTCGGCAGGGCGAGGTGGCACATATCCCGTGCCTCGACAGCGTACTCGGTGCCGCCGACCGTGTAGACGTAGCCCTCCGCCCCGTAGTCCCCGGCCACGATCGTGACCCGGTCGGGACGCAGGAGATACATGGCCGAGACCTGGTCGCCCCGACTGCGCTCCTTGATCGCGTAGGCGTTGCCCGCCACCATCAGGAACGTGACGAGCCGCTCGACGAACGAATACCAATCGGTATACGGGTTGGGCTTGGAGGTCAGGTCATAGAGTAGACCGGTCTCGACCTCGACACTGCCGCCGTCAGCGGAGGGAGCCTGGACGTAGTACCGGGGCGAGGCCGCGGAGGTCGCTAGCTCGCGGATGCAGGCGTGAACGATTTCGTTCTTGCCGTATCCCTCGGAGGCGAAGTTCGCATAATTGACGTCAGGGTAAGACGCTTGCCCGACGTCCATGTTGAGCGGGACGGTGGTCGAAAGCTCCGGTTGCTGCTTGCGGAACAACGTGTCCCAAATTGCCAATAGTGACCTCCTCCGGCGTTCGGGCTTGCAAAGCCACGGACACTGTGCCGGATCGGGCCACTGCTACGGACGATACCACGACCGGTCAGACCGCGTCAATCTCGTTGCGGGTCTTGCACCGGGAGCAGACGATCACCGTACCGGTCGCGGCCTTCTCCGCGAGGAGTTTCCCGCAGCCCTGGCACCGGAGTTCCTTGCACTCAGTCATTCTCGATGTCGTCCTGACCCCCGTACCATTCCAGATCAGGGTGCTTAGATTTCGCGCCCCATCGGTTCCGAGCATACCCGTGACTCGTCTCAAAGTCGGCCCCCGGTGCGGCTTCTCTCTTGCAAAGCCAATGCTCGTTGACCAGCTTATTCCCGCACCACGTACAGGCCCCGGCCTCATTTGCCATACCCCCTACCATACCCCCACCCCCGGCGCACCCGTCCGGCCATAGACCGCGAGGGCCAGAGCCATCACGCAGTCGTCGTGCATCCCCTCCGGGGCCGAGTACCGGACGCCTGTCCTGGTGTACTCGTAGGCGAAGACGTCAAGCTCGGAGACGATTACGCCCTGCGGATACCTCACCTCCCCGGTCTGGATCGCCATCGCCAAGCCCTCCATCAGCTTTTGTTTAGACGTCGAGGAGAAGTTGTAGCCCTCGACGTTCGATAGCTCCCGCTGGAGCCGTTCAACGATAGGATCGCCGACCCCGGTCGAGTCTACGATCGCGGGCGTCAGGCCGATCTCCTGGGCTAGCCGGCGGACGGTCTCCTCCCACGGCCACTGGTATCGGTCGAACCGGCAGACGGCCCCGGTCTCGTCGAGGCCGACCACGACCGTCCAGTCGACAGACTTCGCCAGGTCGACCCCGTAGACCACCGCAGGAGCCCCGGAGACGTCCCCGATACAGGCCCGGATAGCTTCCTGCCCAAACGGGTTCCCGCCGTCGTCTGACGGCTCCGCGAAATACAACTCGCGAAACACGTTCTCCGGTAGTTGCCGTTGGGCCTGGTCGATCTCCTCCGACGCTATGATCCCGGCGTCGACCGCGTCCGCTGCCGTGAGCTTCGCATACGTCCACCCTGGTTCCCCTCCCTCGGCCCGACGCGCCAGGGCATAGGCCCAGTTCCGCCGGCCCTTGACGTTGCCGATGATCCGGACGGGGCCGCGGGTAGCCGTCAGGGTCGACCGGATCGCGTGCCACGCCTCCTCCCGCATCCGCGTAGCCTCGTCCAGCACCGCAGCATAGACGTCCTCGCCGTAGAGGTTGTCGGGCTTCTCCGCAGACCGGAATGAGATGATCGCCCCGTTCACCAGCGTGATCGTTAGCTCAGACTCGTTGGCCGTGTAGAGGGTCTCCGGCAGGCCCCGCTTGAGCCGCCTATATGCGACCTTCGCCTGCGGATAGACCGGGCTGATCCACCAGAACGCTTGGCCCCGCAGACCGCCCATAGCCCGCTCCAGTATCCACGCGATACATGCCACGGTTTTCCCGCATTTCGTCGACCCCTCGATGATTCCGTACCGGTCAGCCGAGAAGATCGCCGCCTGCTGCTTCGGGTAGAGACTGGGTCTCCGGTACGTTACCGTCGGGGCCGTTGCCGTTGAGGTAGTTGCCACTTGCTGCCTCGATGCTGAAGGTTACTTCGCCCTGGGTCAGGTGGATCGCCCGCTGGTCGATGGTGATCAGCGGTTCCTTCGGGATCACGCCGTTGATCTCCGAGATGCGGTGCATGATCGACATCACCATCTTGGTCGCGGCCTCGTCGCCGGCCAGGGCCTGCGGCCACCACCGGGACAGGAGGGTCGTGTACCGCTCCATCTGGAGGGCGCGTATCTGGTTAGCCATGCCGCTGTACTTCTCGGCGAGGTCGTTCAGCACGCGCTTGATCGACCGGTGTACCTGCGACCTATCGACGCCCAGGGTCTCCCCGATCTGCTTCTCGGTCGCGCCCCCTTTGTAAAGCTCCAGCATCTGATACCGGCGAAGCTCAAACTCGGCCTTCTTCTGCGGCGTCGGGTATAGCCCCGGCTGCTTGCGCTTCGCCATCAGACCTGCACCGCCTTCTCCCCGGTGTAATCTTCCCACCGCTTGATCGCGACGTCGCAGTATCGTGGCTCGATCTCCATCGCATAGCACGACCTGTCCGCATACTCTGATGCCATCAGCGTGGTGCCTGTCCCTGAGAACGGGTCGACGATTAGACCCCCAGACTCACAAGACGACTTGACCGCCCTGATAATCATCAGCACGGGTTTCGGCGTGGCGTGGTCGTGCCTGTCGGCCCCCTTCACTCTTGGAAACTTCCATACGTCGCCAATAGGCGCATACAGCCAGACGTCGGTCATGGCCTCGTGGGAGTTGTCGAAATATGCGCGGGTCGCGTAGAACTCACGCTTGAGGTCATCGTGGTCACGCTTGAAGGCGTCGTCCTTGGCGGCGGCTTGGAGCGCATTGTAATGATGCTCCGGTATGAATTCCCACTGCGACTTCGTGAACCAATGCCCGAACATCCCAACGCCTGTAATTCGATGGATGTCGTCTGCCGTCCATCCCATCTTCGCCACGTCCGCAGCAAGTGCCGAGCGTATCCCTTCCCACCCCTCCCAATACTTGTCGGCGTTATTGTTGAAGCCCTGTTCGCCTAACATAAAGAACAGGCACCGCTCCGATGATTGGAACATCCTCCCCGCTTCTGTCTTCACCGACATCCCACCGCCGCCCTTGTCCCAGACAATCTCATTCCTGAGCGTCAGCCGCTCCGAATTCTTGAGGCCACCCGTATGCCACAACCTCGACAGGTCTGCACTATTGCCCCAGATATACGCGCTCGCATTGTCGTCAATATGGGGCCGGAACGCCTCCCACCAGGACATGTGGAACTGGTCAAGGTTCCCATCGTGGAGGTTGTCATTGTCGAAGCCCTTGTTCATGCCGTAGGGCGGGTCGGCGTGGATCAGGCTCGCAGTCCTCCCACCCATCAGCCTTACGGCATCCTCTGGGGCCGTACTGTCACCGCATAACAGACGATGGTTCCCTAGCTGGAATAAGTCCCCGCGCTGTATCTCAGAGGTATCAGGAATCTCGAAAGCATCTTCCTCTTTCGGCAGCACCTTGGGCTTCTCGTCGGGGACATCCTCCATCATGCTATTCAGCAAATCTGCCACGGCCTGATTATCGGACGAGACCGAGGCCAACAATTCGGTGAGCCGGTTTCCGTCCCGGCCCGCCATCGCCGCTAGCGGGTCGAGGGTCGCCAGCATCAGGTCGGCCTCCGCCTCGTTGATGTCCAGCACCAGCACCGGAACGTCGGAGTCGGGCGTGGTCTCAGCCCGCAGATGGCCGTCGACCAGCATCAGCCCCTCCGGCGTCTCGCGGGCGATCAGGGCGTCGGCGTACCCGACCTCGGCCAGGACGCCTCTCAGGGCGTCCTGCTGTGCTACAGGGTGGGTTCTCCAGTTCTTCGGGTTCGGGATAAGCTCCGACGCCGGCACGCGCCTGAGTTCTTTGATCCGGTCTCTAATCTGCATCAGCCCTCCTTCAGAACGATAACGGATAAAGCTCCCCAAGGTGCTGCCATAGCTGCGCCATTGGCCGGAGCGCGTCGACAGGGATAGCGTGATTCACGTAGTTGTTCAGCCCTGGTCGAGTCGGAGCCTCGCGCACAACGTCGTCGAACTCCCACCCGACGAGCGTCGACCGACCCAGGCTTCTGAAGTACGCCAGGACGCGGATGTCGCATCGGCGTTCCTTGGTGCCGACCAACATCCGCCAGACATGCGACACGCACTTCACGTCAATGGTCTGGCCGTGGACGACGAAATCATGCCCACCGTCGCCGGCCCGCCTGACGGTCATGTCTAACGCGAGGCCGGTCGAACGATGGAAGGCGTGTTCACCGGAGATGCCGAGGAACTCCCGATCCTGGCGGATAGGGTTGCTGGTGCTTTGGCCCCGGTGTATTTTCATCCGTCCGCGGGCGACCCGTTCCAGGTCGGGGATCGTCGGACATGAGGCATCGCAAACATGCCCCAGGTCGATGAATGCCACGGTTGCGCCTCCTATTCGCTGACAGGCGTTACGGTGACCGCGACCCGGCTTTCGGCGCGGGTCTTGACGCGCTCCGCTGTCATAGTGTACTCGACGACGTGGGCGGGGTCATCATCGACCGGCATTGCCCCTGCGTCGACCAGGCCATCAATGACCGGGCCGCAGAGGGTCGCGAGGCCGTCCCAGTCGAACGCCTTGCCGCAGTAATATTGCCGGACGGAGACCCGGCACCGATCAGGCGTCGTCCATCCGTCCTCCGCCTCGATGAGTCCCAGGATGTATGCGTCCTCGCGGGCTTGCCTGATCAGGGGCTGCGATTCTCTCCAGTGACTTTTCCGGAGACCGTTCTTGGATAACCGACGATCCGGTTGAAACTCCACCGTTAGCGTTTCCATTGATCCCTTTCTCCCTCCCGTTGTATAACTCCTACACTCCCCCTACGCCCCCCTTTAGGGGGGGCTAGGGGAGTAGTTAACTGGTTAACAGTTAACTGGTTAACACGTTCTGCGTCCTCATGTTAAGGCTTAACGCCTCCGATGTTAAGGATTAACACGTCTACCACAACACTCCCTGCACCGGTTCGATTACCGGCCACCATGTCACCTGCCTCCGGCCACTACCCTCCCAGACACGCGGGACGCCCTGCCGGATCAGGCCGAGGTTCTTCAGGTCGGCTAACCGTCGGGACGTGATGTGCATCCCGTAACCGGTCGCCTCCCCGATCTCCCCTGCGACCCGTCCCTCGGTCGCGATCACGGTGTCTAGGATGTACCGGCACTGGGTCTGCCGCGATCCCCCCGCGTTGATCGACGCCTCCGCCCCATAGCTCGTTACCGGATTGTCCCGGCGAGATACCGGGACATCCCACCTCTCCGACGTCTCCATACATGCCTCCTGACGGCCCTGGCAGCCCCGGGGCGGCGTTTAATAGCCGCCCCGGAGGCTTACCCTATGCGCTGTCTAAAAACGGCGCTAAGACAGGAACGGGAAGTCCTGATCAGAGTCCCACCGAATCTGCCGGCGGGTCTGTCCGGTCGACCATAGTTGCCAGGTTTTGAGTATCAGTGCCAGCCGTTCTCGTTTGTCGAGTTGCCTTCCGGTTCCGAGGTTATCGATTAGGCGTCGCCGGAGGCTGATGATCGGGCTGTTTTCGCTTAGGTTGTAGCCCGACAGGACACTGCCCAGATACTCCGAGGCTCGTTCCTTGGTTGCCCCGGACTGGGTGATCGCAAACCAGATCATAGCGGCCTCAGACGCCGGGATTA